GCAAATGGATCTGAAGCAAATGATTTTATTTCATACCCTTTGTCTGTCATACCATTTACAACGATATCAACAAACTTAGATAATACAGCTACAGGTTTCCAGTCTAGATTTAAGTAGCTTAAGTCACCGTTTATAGATAACTCATCTTTATATTTTTGAACAGATTGCTCTCCTCTAGCGTAAAGTCTTAACTTGTGGAAATATTGCCAATTACTTGCAAATCTACCGCCGAGGTTGGTACCTCTATCGCCTTTGAACCATTCGTTTTCAATGGCTCTACCAACAGCGTAACCGTACTCTAAGGTTTGCTTTTCTGCGTCTGGTACTACCTGACTAGGGAAAGAGCTATTTGTAGTAGTATAAATCATTTATTTTATTATTTTTGAAATATTTCCATTATTGTCATATCTATTAAAAGATAATTGCACTTTTCTTCTTTGTGTTTTATATACCGGTGAGTATTTGTTTTTATTACAAGCCATAGCCGCAAGTCCAGAGCTTATAGTAGCATCGTGTTTGGTTCTGTTATTTATATTAAACCTAGCCCAATCCTCTAATGTTCTTTGAAAGTACATTTGGCCGTAGCCCTCACCGTTATAACCAACGTGATCTTCTATGTACGTTTCAATAGCTGCAGCGTGCGCTTGCTTTATATCTTCACTTGAGTTTGGTATTCCACCAATCTCTTTTTCAGTAACTGATAATTTATTGTATGCTTTATCTGGTCTGTTTATAGAGAAGTTTCTATAACCTCTTCTTCTTAAATAATACAACAATCTAGGTTTATTATTCTCCGCTAATATTGGCATACCATAAAAATGTAAAGCCATAAGCACATCTTCGAAAAATATCTCTGCTGTTTGAGGTCTAGCTATATATTCTAAAAAAAACATGTTAGATGGAGCGTTATCCATATTAAACTTAGTTAAACCGTGTAAAGCTCCGTTAGATCCTCTCTTGTCAACAGTACCTGATATATCGTAGCTATCACAACCAAAAGCACCTATGTGTTCGTTACCTGGATATTTTAATCCATTTTTTATAATAACGTTGTTTTGTAAATTCATAGATGGAATCCAAGACACATAAAATCTACCATTGTTGTTTGGTTTAAATTCTACCACTGTATCTTTCACATCACCTCTCCAATGAAAACTACCTCTTGTTACTAAACTCTTATTTTTAACATCTTCGTTAAAATCTATTTGCTCATATATCTTAGTTAGATTATATAGAGATAATTTAGCTTCATCTCTAAAAGCATGTTTCTCTGTTCTTGGAAATTGACGATAGTATTCATTTAATCCATCTTGATCATTCTTTAATCCATCAACTTCATTTTCCCAATGCTCTATTACTCCTGTAGTAATTATATCACCAGCTGGATCTAGTATTTTTCCTTTCGGTGTATCGAATACAGGTAAGCCATAAGCGTCGATGAATCCTTCGTAGTTCCATTCCATAGGTATGAACAAACTATATAATCCTGAGCTAGTCTGCCCATTGCGGTTTCTCTCCCTGACGTCTGAAGCATAATATAATTTTTTAAAATTAGAACCACCTTTATCTAAAGCGTTCGATGTTGAACCCATCATACACTTACCTACGATTTTTTTACCTAAACGTAAACAAGTTTTTGTAACCCTCCAGTTATTTAATATATTATCAGGTCTCTCCCACTTACCGCTCTCGTCGTGTACTAATATCCTTAGTTTTTCACCATCGTACGAGTTGTCCCCGGTGTTCTTCCAGTCGATTGTTGTATCGAGACCCTGCTTCTCCTCTGAGGCGATACCCTCATCAAGTTTCTTTCTTGTAAGTTTGGACGCGGGTACTCTGTACGCGAGTTCGGTCTTCGGCCTGTCCATACCGTCCTGGATGGGCTTGAAGAAGAAGGGGTAGTTAATTGAAATGGGTACGACCTTATCAGTAAACATCTTTTTGGCGTCTTGCCCGGACTTTGATAGAATGCCAAATCTTGAATCTGTGGATATTGTAGCAAGGTTAACCGTCTCACTTGATGCCATGAAAGAGAAACCTGATCGTCGGTTTTTAAGATAACACATTCCGTAACACCGTACATCTGCTTTACAAGCTTCCCAGAAGATGAAGAATAATCTGTTTGACTCCCTATAGTCTGCCGCCCCAACATCAATCTTGGACCACTGCAAGAACATATAGTGAGTACCAGTAATATAGTTGCTATTACCATTGTTCTTGAACCAAAAACCTTGCTCCCTTCTCTCAAACTCTTTATCAATATAATCATACCATTTTTCTTTAAATGCACTAGGATATTTCTCCCAATCAAATACACTCTTTATTTTTGCAAGTTCCTTAGGGTACTCTAATTTCTCCCATTTTTGATCTTGCTTTTTATTTGAGCGTCTATATACTTTTTCAGGTTCTAAAGGCAGGCCTATGACTAGATTTTGTATCTGTATTATTTCACCTAACGTACCATCTTTACTTATTATAACTATATCATGCTCAGCATCATAACCATAATCCCATTTTTTATACCTGTTATTTTTCTTTATAATACCAGGTTTAATGTAATCATTAAGTGTTTTTACTAATGTTTGCTCGTACATCATTTAGACCTCCCTTCTGCAAAACCTTTAAAAGATTTTTCTTTAGTATTCTCGCTTTCATTTAACATACCTTTTTCCTCTTCGATACGTGTTAGTATTTCAAAAGCGTCAAATATAGCTAGTTTTTTTGTAGCTGCAGCATTTTTTAATCTATCAGCAGTTATATCATCATCTGTATCTACTATAGGTTCTTTAGCTACTTTTATTAATTCCTCAACTGCTCTTTGCCCAGCTTGGATTATACTGAGCTTGGTCTTCTTCGTACTCATATTTAATTACAATGTCTTTTGATTTCATACAATATAATAATTCATCGTTAACGATAAATTCAAATTCGCTGTTAGGCGTGAAGCCTATAACATCCCCTTTGTTTATTTTAAGAGCTTCTAAGGAGCTATTACCATATTTTAGTATTCCAATATGGTTTTTCTCTTTCTTTAGCTCTAACTCATCCTTATTAATTATAGGTGCCACAAAGCATCTATCGTTAAAAGGTTTCCACGAGTTATCTCTACTATATAAATATATTTGATCTAATTGACAAAAATATTTATTTTCTCTAAAGTACTTACTGCTATTTACCTCTTTACCTTTTTGGTTGTAGTATCTTCTAAATACGTTGTGGTGAATAATAACCTCGTCACCTGCTTTTATAGGGGTTTTAAAGGCTATTGGCACAGATATTACTTTAGCTTTATTATTTATAAATTTGTGACTTTCTATTTTAGAATTTAAAACTAATTTCTTATCACCTATTTTTAACTCGTTGTCGTATCTTTCTCCTACTGGCTCTACAATAAAGTCATATACACTTCTCATTAATACTGAAGATCATATTCAATGGATATAGCCATGTTAGAGTTAAACTTCTTCCATGGTAGTACCTCATTGTTCTTTTTTATATGTATGTTATAAGAATTATCTTTTTCGTCTAGTAGTATATAAGCTATCTTGTGACCACCATAAACCTCTTGACCTATAGAGTAATGCATTGCATCATTTTTATAATCAGAGCCTATACTAATCTTTCTTATAATATTACTCATCTTCTTTTATTTCAGTGTATTCACCGGTAGACAAATCTATAGATATTTTACCGTACTCTTCTTCTAGCTCAGCCTTATACTCTTCTATCTTGATGTTCATATCAGCTATAGCATGAAGTAAGCTATGCTTTTGAGATTCTAACGCACCTATTTGACCCAGCACGCTAGCTAGTTCGTTTTGTTGCTTTACTACTTTCTTTAGCTGATCTTCTTTAATTTTTCCCATTTTTGATTAAATTTAATTACTATTTTTGTATATAGTTACACTATTTATTCTGAAATTACTTCTTCTTCTACAGGTGGTGGTGGAACTTCTGCATTTCTAGGAAATCCATAGAACTGATGTGCTGAAGCGTCACCTGGGTAAACTTCGTTACTTCCGAAGTCTAAGTCATCTGTACTCATGATGTCATAAGCCCATCCTGGGTAGTATACAGGATTTTCAGGATCTGTTGTTTTAGCAGGGTCTATAATCTTACTAATATTTACAACACCTTTTGTTCCGTTTATGTAATGCATCGTTGTAACACCTTCTTCTGTTACTTCTTGCCAAACGCCTTTTTGTATTAAAATGTCTTTACCTTGTTGTTCTGTATCAAATACTGTCTTGTAAATATTCATAATTATATTGTTGTTAAACATTGTAATTCTGCATCTGTTAATGCTTCTTTGTAAACTGCTAGTGCTTTTACTTTTCCCTCAAATTTCTGTACACCATCACCTCTATCAAAAGCTAACTCACTTAATCCTATTGGTGCAGAACCACTTGTATCAGTTGCGACCTCAACTCCATTAACCCATAAAGCAAAATCATTTTCTTTATATTTAATAGCTATTTTGACAAACGTAGGTTCTACTGCTCCAAAGTTATAAGTCATAAATGCTTGAGTAGAGCCACCGCTTCTAACTTCACAAGCAAATCTATAATCCGTTGCACTATTAGCTATACCAATTTTTACAGTATTACTTGTTGTACCATCACTTAAAGATAACCACCTTTGCAAATTATAATTAGCCAAAGCACTTATCTCTGCATACAATACACCCTCTGTACTATTTATTAAAGTAGCATTACCACTATTGTTTGCTACATCTTGTAGCCTTGTAATTAAACTTCCATTTTGTGGGATGTATGATGTTGGAAATGGTAATTCTTCTCCATCTGACCCAAAAGCATAATAACCTTGACCATTTGCTGCAAACGTGTTTGAATTATCACCATCCATCGCTTCAATATGCACATAACCGTTATTGTCTGAACTTTTATCAATCTCAAATTTAATAGAACATCTATACCAACCATTTCCATA